GAATAAATAGCCCTTTATCAAGGTGTTTTGTACATTGTCATATATTGGATCTATTAATTCAGTTGGTACTAATAATATACCTAATATTCCCTTGTCTGGATGCTCTTCATGTATAATGTGTTCAAAATACACTTCAGCATCAACTAAAAGGCTTCTGTAATATTCCCAACCTTTATTCTCAAAATCGAAGAATTTAATTAATTTATCAAACTCTTTCGTCAGTTCTGTTTTTGCTGCCTCGGTTATATCAGTATCTTTAAATGATACTTGAGCAACCTTTCTTGTCTCTTCATCAACAGTTATGATATCATCACATATCTCGTCTAACGCATCTCCCACCTCTGCATATGCGGCCATTATACGATAATCAGCTAATCTCTTAGCCTTATCATCATCAACATTTGCATACATGAACTGATGATAGTTCTTGTCAATAGCGACAGCTCCAACACCTTGATCCCAGGTTAATACTTGTTGTGATATACTATGTTTCGCGAGAGTGGCTTCTCTTTTTGTACCTGTATTGTAGAAATGTTTGAACTTTGGGTTAAGCTCTTGTACACTATCCATTACATAACTCTGATTATATGGTAGCTTCGATGCAACATATTGCATGAAGTTTCTTCCGAATGTTGAGCTTTTACCCGTGTTCTGTTGATATTTAGCCATTAGTATTAATACTTATTATAACATACCTTCTTATCAATATCAAATAGGAATTATAACTCTAGAGTCTGGTGTGTGTATATCACCTGTCATTAACGTACCATCTGACATCGTGTGGTTAGGACCAGCGTATCTATTACCATCTAAGTAACCAATAACATTACTGTTTGTATACATATCTTTAAACAAACAAACATCAGCAACAGTTCTAGGGTTTTGTGTTTCTAGTGTCAATACTTGTCGGAATTTACCCATTTTGTCTGTGAACGTTTTTGAATCTATCAGTTTAACATCGTCAAAAGCTGATTGAGTGGTGTAGGGTATCGTATCGATCACAATTGATATTGTCAATTTCCGGAAGTTTGAATATGTTACCTCAAGTGTCGCTACATATTGTGTGATGTCACTGTTTTGAAAGTTGTATACGTGATTGAAAGGCAGTATTCTAGGATCCGCGAAATCTGATTGATCGGGCAGATCACTAATATCAAAGTTAATTGGCTCCAGACCGGTTTGTAGCTCTCTACTTCTATATACTTTGTTGGCTCCATCACCTGGGTCAAACACGATTCGATTAATTTTCGCACCATTAGAATCCACCGGTATTGTTCTCGGATCGATTGTCAAATCTAACGTGTACTGATTGAATGTTTCACCGAATACATTTTTCATGTCTAGCGTGTATGTAGTATCCGTGCTTGCTGGTATTGGCATGGATTTTGGGAAGTTTATAGTCTTGGATGTTATTTTTTCCTCCCATGGGTCTAGTGCTGATGGTCTGAAATCTACCGGATCGGTATGATACACATTACTTGTCAGTACTCTCAATCCTTGTGAGCTATCTTCAAAATCAAAAATACAAACACCATACGAAATCTTTTCATTCTTGGCAATTCTACAGGAATAAGACAGTGTGTAGATTTGAACAAACTCATCATACGTGACAATTGGTGTGTCAATACTTGTTATATCGTAACCACTCAACTCACCAGACAATGTCAGTTCACTTTCAGGTATAATCAATGATCTTGTTGTCATGTCATTTAAATCCATCACAATCACAATCGGTTGCGGCCATTGCTTTTCATTTATTTCTACTTTTCGAGTGTGACCACATATTAGTAGGTTATCATACTGGTTATGATAGTTCCTAAAAGCAGTTTCTAATTGATTATCATCTGTTGTGGCTTTGATGGTAAGTGGCGGATATGGTGTTCTTACGAGCTTCCTGTCAGCGCTTTCATAAATTATCTTCTCTGCATATATATGTGTGTCCGTGTTTATTACAATCACATCATGAAACACGTCCATGTCGCGTATCTGATTGTTCTGTAATTGCTCTCTAATGATCTCGCGGTCGTATTTTTTATATTCAGGTGTTCCTATTTGTACTAGACTCTCAGACAATACGTTGAGTATATCTTCTATAATGTAACTGTCACCAGAGCGGAACACCACTCTACCATTTGAGTCGAATCTAGATTGATATTGTGTTAATTCTTTCTGTAGCGCATCTTCATTAACTTCACTGTATCGGGTTCTTGATACATTGTCTCTATAGTCATAATATTCGCTTATTCTTGACTCGTTTGTTATATACTCCGCATCACCTGGTTCACATAAATCATCTCCGAATCTGCTACCATCAATATCTTCAGATTCCCATACTGTAACTGATGTTAAAGGAGAATTTCCGTCAAATGTCATGTAAGCATCGTCTCCGATTTCATTACTAAAATCTATATTTATATACTCCTCATACACATCAGTTTGTGACGTGAGTGTTTGTGTTGAAGATACATAATATGTATTCTCACCACCAGAAAAACTTATTGTAGTTGTCTGTGTTATCTGATCGATTGCTGTTACTTCATCTGTACCTCCAGTGAATCTATATGTCTCTGATGCATTGACAATATCATCTAGCGTGTCTGTAAATTTACTGGTCACTGTTAAGCCCTCAGCTTCTATCATCTGCTTGATAGTTTTTATGTCATCTCCTTGCATTGTTATGTCTTTAAATCCAGGAGTTGGAGCAGCAATCCGAACATCTGCAGAATACCCGCCGGCTTCAAGCCAAAACACATGGTTATCTGACGCTATTGTTGCTGGTTGTGTAGTTTCACCTCCAACAGCCCATATCTCAGAACGAGTGTTGAGTAGACGTACCAGATCAGACCCATCGATTGCATCTTGCGTGAAGTTTGCGGTAAATACCCCGTCTTGAAATGATATACTTTCTGTGGATTGTCCTGGGTTAACTACTATTGACCATTGTGATTTATCGGCACCTACGTCGGTAGTATAGACACGAATTGTGTTTTGTTGATTTACAGCCAGTGCATGCTCATCAACCGTCTCTCTAAGATCTGAAAATGTACCAAAAGCATAGTTATCTCTGATTCTACACTCTCTTCCAGACGCATCAATTCGACCGCAAGTTTCATCTGTAAACAAACCACAATACGCTTGTTGATCATATACTGGTTGCTCCTCTTCAAACCTAAATCCGTGAAATGTTATTCTTGTTATAACCATCTCTGTGTGTCTAGCGTTTGGTGCGAGATAGTAAGAATTGTGTGGTTCTAAAGCCTGTACAGGAGTACCATCATCATCTAATATAGTTGTGTATCTTCTTAGATCCTCAAACTCAGCCATATTTAACCTCTGTTCTATTTTTGGATCAATACCGCCACGCCTTCCACCTTCAAATATTTTATACTGTACACCTTTTGTCCACAATGGTGCTCTTGGTTTGAGTGTATCACCTCCGTCTATGGTCTGACATATACTATCAGTAACAAAATCATCTATGGACTCTCCGGCAGCGAATTGCTCTGGATCTCTAGGAGGTGACACATTCTTAAACAACGCGTACTCATTACCATAGATATCTGTAGTCCATTTAGTCACTGTTTCATGCCCGATTAACAACTTTGCCTGTCTCTCGTTTATAGGATAGATATTCTCAATCTTTCTCTTAAAAACATCTTCATTAGCCCAGTCTAGCCCACCCTCACCTGTAAAGAAACCTAATGGATCACTGCTTCGCGATATACCAACTTGACATGTCTCGTGATTCTCTTCATCTGACCTGTAGCTAAAAAATTTGGGCATGCGTTCTGCATTGACAATATCTCCAAACAATCCATCATTCGAAGCATCTGCCTTCAACCATGTGATATCTTCATGATATTTAACATTTATATCAGTAGACTCTCTGCTTAAATTGCTGTATGATTTAGTTACATCATTTAAAACGTTTGTCGTTGTTCCAATTGTATCGATGACAGGAGCGTAACTATAGTATGTCAGCAAACCAAGGTTTTTAGGTATATTTGTAGATCCAAGTGTGTATAACGACTCGGTTCCTGTTGGTACAAGTCTATTAATAACTGGTTTGCCACGTGAGGTGATATCGTTCCATGGTGCACTTGCTTCAGCCAATAGTTCAGGTGTGTTGTTATCTGATATGTACAAATCGTCACCTATCAACTTTTGGACATATTCACTCTCGATGTGTAGATTTAAATTTTCTTGTTTCTTTATGTAATTATAAAACCACTCGTAATCCAACTGTTCGATTGTTTCTTGTGTTCTGTCAATATTAGAGGTCACACTCAGGACGAGCTCTTCTGAGATTTCTAATAACGGTACACAGTCTTCTAGGCACAGATCAATTGCAGCTGTCAGATCTTTATATATGTTTATATCAAAGTCTATTTCATATGTTTTGTCTATTTCATGACCGGTTGTATACAGTTCAACTACCTTTACCACTTTTTTCGAGAGTTCATCTGCAGTTGGTACGTTGCCTTGTTTGAGACTCAACTCATTTATTATAGAGTCAATCTCAGATTGTATTAACGTCTGAATAGACTTTAAAGAGCCGGTTGATTTCTTTTTATCTGTACTGTATTTTATGTTCTCACGCTCTGTAGAGATATATGTAGTTATTTGCTTTATTTTTTGAGAGTAGAAATTTAACGTTGCTTCTACATGGCGAGGTTTATCGAAATCAATATTTGTTAAAAATCTCTTCTCCTCATCAGTTGTGTAATTTAGTGCAATGTTTTTTAATAGTGATATATACCTCTGTTTTGTTTTTAAACCGTGGTCATTTTTTTCTTCTTTGAGATTCTTCCATAAGCGTACGTATTTGTTATATTCCTCTTTTAGAGCTTCTTGTGATACTGTTATGTTTCCTAATCGCTGAACCCAGTCAGTAAATATAAAAGGACGCAAGTAATCATCACCTTTTTCTTGTCCAGATACAATACTATTTATCGGGTGATATTGCTTGGTGTTTTTAAGATCGTATCCCATGGAAATATTTACTCATTTGAGATTGATTTAGTGCCGTTAAAATAATCTAAGCCCTTCCTCAACGCTTTATCAATCATAACCTCCATAAATCCATGACGACCAGTCCATTTGGCGATCGCATCTTTATCTAAATCATGTGGATCTATTGTTGTGTTTACTGAATCCCAATCAATGACATTGTTTACATATTCACCAGTCTTATTAGCATCGGGTATGTATCTAAAGATTGAATAAAACTGCCATGCATTAGCACCTTCTGGGAAAGATAAACCCCATCCCAGTCTGTCAAGCTCCTCATGACTACTTACAGACAGATTTAAGTTATATGTCTTCAGTCCGTCAAAGTCTTCGTCGTATCCCGGCACCTCTGTCACGTATCTAATATCTAATGTACCTGATATGCTAGGATCATTAACGCTCTGATAATATAATTTACCCGGTATTGGACCGTAAATTGGATGATCATCAGTACGTATAACTATTTTACCATACTCTGTCATCTGACCTGACACATAATCGCCCACTGGCTCCGCACTTGGTCCAGGTGTTGTGGTTATTATTAATGGATGACCGATACAATCAACATCAAATTTATATGTACGATTCCGGAAAAGTAATATTGTGCTTGATTGATGTACTGACTGGCTGTACATTGTAACTACATCATCATCAACAGTATATATAGGTTCATATTCTTCAATTGTTGATATATGTTCTTGATCTAATCTCACTCTATAGTTCGCGTTACTCACTCTAATATTACCATCTACTAATGTTAGTTTAAAATCTCTCTTATCTTCAACACTTATTGCAACAGGATTAACTATTGTATACTTTCCGGTATATTCCTCTTTTACTACATATTTCTCATCTATATTGATTTCCAAGTTTTGTGTCAACTGTATTTTTACATTTTGTGCGTGATATAATTCCTCAATTTCTTCTCTATACTTACCTGGATTTATCTTGTGTAATGTTTGTAAAGATCGAGACCGGACTTTACCTTCCGGCCAATGCGTCCATACATCTGGGTGTTCATATGGTACTAATCCAGATTTTGTTGATCTTGTTGTTTGATAATATTCTCCTAAGTGGTGTACATAATCTCCAGAACCATACGCTCTTTCTGAATCCCAATCAAACACAAACAGTATCTCGTTACCTAAATTTATACCAACTCTATCTTGGTCCCAATTACCATATCTTTCTAAATCTGTTTGATCTATATATTCTAATCCTCTTAGTCTGTTGTAATTGATCGATAGTATATCAATCAATCGTTGTATCTCAACCGGCATTGTATATCCTAAATCAATCATTTTATACCCTATCAGTTCTGCCAAGCCATACAATGCACGTACAGTACATGTATCCACGTCTGTATGATTACTAACATAATTCGATATTCTTTCGTATATTCTTTTACCTATCGCATCAGGTGTTGAATGTAGAGTACCGAATACCGCATTTAATAAATCGTCATATAATTTTGTATTTTCCTTTAACACTGGTTGTTGCATATATTGGCGGAGAACTCCGGCGAAATCTAAATCTTCGTTTACTATTGAAACTTCATGCGTCCCGACTTGTGGTATTAGTGTGAATTCATCACTAGCTCCTGTTATACTCACATAACCTGTTGTTTCATCAGAGGATACAGGCCTATCATCATATTTATTAATCCATCGAAATCCAGTCCAATCACCATATGCACAAATCTCCTCTTCAAAACCAGTTGCAGATACAGGAAATGCACCATGCGAGGCTCGGAAATTACCACCACTCAACAAATAATTATTAAACGCGGCTGCCTTTTGAGCTTCAGTTCCAGTGAAGTGTGTGTTTTCTAAGAATACTTGTATTTGTTCCTTTGACATGTAACTATCAGGATACAACATAAAGTCATCCTCTGTAACTTGATTTGCGGACAGACCGTCAACCCACTCGAATCCAGAATAAGGTTGTTGAAATGTTTTAATATTAATATATGCGCTTAGTGTAGGTTGATCTGAGTTTATTGCATATAATACTTTGTCATGATTATTAACTACTAACAAATTGTTTGCTGTATCCATTCCGAGACCCTCAATTGCAGATCTCCGAGCTGCGTTTGATCTTCTATCATATGTGTCAGGATCATCAACATCAAAGTAGTTATCATCAAATGCAGAACCAACAGCCACAGTCGTATCGACACGCTTTTCTAAATGATTGTATCTAGAACAATACCGCCTACCCCATGAGAACCAAATATGATTGTTATTGTCAGTAACAATAAAACCTGCGTTGTTTATTTTTTTGAAAGTCTCTGCTGGACGGGAATTGATTACAGGTTTCTTTATAACATTTAAAACTAACGTTTGGGTGTTAGGATAATTTTGATCCACTAACAAAAATCGTTCCGGGGATTCTTTATCAATCGTAATTGAACATACAGGTGTGTCTAATCCGGAAACTAAATGTGTAACGAGCTCACCGCTAGTATCAAATAATATAGGATCTGAGCTCAACGGTAATGTTAAGTTTTCTTCAGTCATGTACTGAAATTTTATCGGATGTTGACCATTATTGAAATATTGGTTTTCAAAGTGATATGTATCACCTTCATATAATGTTATTTGTGGATTTATTTTATTACCATAACCTTCGACTAACAATCCCGTCTCATAGTATTTTTGCTTCTCATAATCATACTCTTGATCCATGTTAATAATCAACGTTTTTTGCTCATTCTTATGTGGTGTTGGTTTTAACATGTCCTGAAAATCAGTACCCTCGATCGAGCTCACAGTAAGTCTTAAATTTAATTGCTCGTCAAAAGAATATATCTCACTCCAAACCTCCTCACTAACACTACCATCATAATTTAATCCAGTTGATTCTGTGACTGCCCACACATGATCACTCACATCTACCACTATATCTCCAGTAAAATATCTATCTTCCCCAGTGAACTCCCATTTATATAAAAATTCACCAGTTGGACTATACCTAGCGATAAAACTACACAGCGGATTAGTATATGTCACGATCACATCATTATTCACGCATGTGTCAACTGTTGCAGGTTTTATTATATTTTCTCCATACTCACCAGGACGTCCGTTAACCTGTGTAAGTTTATATTCACTATCTTCCAACCGTCCGGTGGGAGTGTATGCCGTGCGTGAATCTGCTAGATAGTTTACTTCCGGTGGTACAGCTACCGCTATTATTTCGTCTGTCTCTCCAGATATCTTTATTGTTGATACAGTGTCATATAATGTCACCCAATAATCACCCTTTTTATCCAAACTCACACTACTGGGTGTATACCCATATGCATCTTCATCATAAGGAAAATGATTCATGCGGACTTCTTCCGGGAACATATCACTGATGCTGCGTTCTGCTCTACTTGTTCTGTTTCTCCAATAACGTATTATTTTATCTGTATCACCATCCACGGCAATAACATCACCTAACGGATCAACCGCTAGGCCATACATACCACTATTACCAGGTGTTACAGTTGATATAGGTGGTGTATAACTTTGTGTTAATCCATCTTCACCGTAACTATACTCCCTATAGTATGTTGGTTTTATTTGCCAAAACCAATCGTTTGTAGGATTAGTTATATAGTAATATGTTACATCTATACTAAAAGTCAAAGGCGGATCAATTAACGTATGAGCATAATATCTGTATTTGGTTTCTGGTGATAAGGTCATCACATCACTCACAGTTAAGTTTGAAAAACCTAACCACGACCCAGGTGTTGTAAATGTCTCTGTCACATCAACTAATTCCATGTTAATAGCTTTGGGATCATTGAAATTTGATTTCAAAGCAATATATCCGTAATACCTACTACCAGATTTGGTTACCCATTCTTGTGCATCTCCGAATTTATAGGCAAATGCTTCCGCCCCCATGCTAATTAATAATTTTTGCTGATCCTCGATCAATTCACTAAACAATACCTTCACTGTTTTTCCGTTGAGTTCTGGTCTCAAAGTACCATCTCTATCAGCAGATAACACTCTAATATATTTGTTTAACTCACCCTCTGGAACGATAGCTCCTATGTCCCATATTTTAAAATCCTCCTCACTAGCATAAGGAGATTTGACTCGCTTGAATGTACTGTCCGCTCCGCTCAAGTACATTGTCATATAACCTTGTGCTGTTAGCGTATCAGTTGTTATATCTCCTGCGGAAAACGCAGCGGTTGGAGCAGTCCATCTTGATGAAAGTGGTACAACTTCATCAGATATAACTATGTTACCGCTCATATCCTGTGTTCTTACACACATCGCCATTGGAGAATCTACGAATTTTTTCCCAGTAATTTCAAAGCCTTTGTCTATACCTGTACTAGAAAAGTGTAATTCACGCGCGTAGTTAAATTTGACCTGTATTGGTAGACCTACCTTCTGTGTTTCATATATTTGAAAGTAGTTTGATTTGAGTAGTTCAAATTTTGGCATTTCTCGATCCAAATATGAAACTGGGAATTTGCTAGTATCAAACGAGGCGTATAGTATGATGTCCTTATCCTCTTCTTTAGTTAATACAAGATTAAATTCATCTGATGATAAATTTTCATTAGCAAACGTAGCAGCCGCTACATTGTCACTCGGTGTTGTGTCTCTTGCGGATGTGAGTCTATTAGGATTATCATCAATATAATGTACATTTGTTGTTCCTGATGTACCAGCGAAAACTGCATCGATCTGTGTACTAGGAACTCTTACAATATCATTACCTTGTTTAGATACGTATATGTAATCATTATCTGTTAACACGCGTTCTAATGGTACTCTACTATCCGGAGTTTCCACAAACCTCCAATTTGGTGTCAAATGTGCATCCGCCATGTCCCAATACTGTCTTTCCGACAATGGTTTTGACTTACTACCAGTAGCATATAAATTTATAAAGTATCCTCCATCACCACTAACAACCGGCCAGCTCTGCCAGCTATTCATCCTATATAATGTCAACTCGTTACTAGGTATTCCAGAGAAACATCTCTCCGGTCGACCTCCGTTAGGGTCTGCAATGGTTGGTGTGTACCATACTATTGAGTCTGGTATATAGTTATATACTTTTATTTGTTGTGATAATCTATTCTTGTGAGTTACACCATTCTGGTCAGTGAATATACATGTAACATTATACTTACCAGGATACTCGTAATGCTTTTGCACACTCACACCGGTATCATATGTACCGTCATCGAAATCCCATATTAGCTTGTCCATACTGGCTCCAATGTATGTATTTTCTAGCGCGGATAAATCAGCAGTGAATGTGAATTGTGTTATAGGTAGTGAATATCCTGTTAGCAGATTTGTACACGTATCAACAACACCCAAACCGTTGTCAACTGTGAATGGTACCACAACATCGGTAAAACTCGATCCTACTAGCTGTTCATAAGTAGCCATTATTATATTATCTCTAGTTTGTTGATCAAGTTTGTAACATCATGCAAATATGGGAACTTAAAAATATCTAGTTTCAAATTTTGTGTTGTAATTGTTACATCTTGTGTCTCGTACACTGGATTCCACACACATATACTAATACCTAGTGTTTTTTGTCCAGTATCATTACGTGTTGTATATACGTTTTCAACACCGACTATATCTAGCAATTTTTGTCCCAGTGACAATAGATCGATCTTGAATCCTAAACTAACTGAAGTGTTATCAAAATATTTTGTTATTGTTGTTGCCACTTCTTCTAATATAGCTGAATCATCTTTAGACACACCAGCAGAACGTTCAATTTGCAATTTGCAGTTTGTCGCAAGGTCTGGTAACTCTTCCTCGCCGGATGCTCTAAGACCAATATCAACAGCCATATATACAGGATCTACTATGATAGGTTGATGTCCTATCATAGTGATGTCTTCAATACTGTTGTTAATTAGATTTCTTTGAGAAGGAGTCAAGTATGTTGTCATCGGCATTAACGATGTTGTGTTTAGTATTTTAGGTACCGCATATATGTACACATTATTACTCGTGTAACTACTTCCAAATTCTAAATGATTGAACATGACTCTACTTTCTGTAAATGGATTGTCAATTCCTATAACTTCTGACAAATATTTCACGTGAGTGTTCAGGTACTGTTTGTTATCAATAACTTTGACATCAGATAGTATTCTATTAAAGTTTTTTGACATGTATATGTTGTAGTCATTTATTGTTACCAGGCGATCTTGTGTTATGTGGTGTATAGGTGCTTTGCGTTTGATATCATCTACATTTTCACGGTCTTGTGGAAACGTACTAGAAGTATCATTTGTCATTGCCAGTGTTTCTAAATTATCATAGGTTATAAAATTTAAATTCTCCGATCTAATATCTTCCTTTACTGTATTAAATGTGTTAGTACCTAGCATCACTAGCTTATTCTTATCCAAGAAATTTGGACCCACTCTTCCGGAGGCGCCAACACTTCTCAAATAGTATATTTGCACTATATCACCAGGAATAAGCTTCCGGCCGTTGATTTGATTCCCAAATTTAATTTCATACGACATGTCGTGATTCAACCGCTTTTCAAATACCATTGAACTTTCACCGGTTAGATGTATTGAGTCTGTTTCCTTGTATTCGTAGTACTTACCATCGTCTATATGTTTTACATACACGTGTATGTTGAAATGATCTATATGAGTGTTTTCCTCATCACTTGTCAATAGAAATAATTCGAAGCTGTTTCCAATCGCCGTCATAGGAGAAGCCTCAACCCAAGTACCCTGATATAAAAGGTGATAATCACTTATTGAGCTCAACTCTTCCTCTCCTGTAGTTATTTTCGTGAAGGAGATATCCTTGACTGTTGTGTAGCCTACACCGTTACTGTTTATATATGTGTATCGAGGTATTGTGTATGTTCCTGGTACTAGGTCACTACTAGCGTAAATTTTAAATGGTAATGTGCTTGTCTGAAAACCTAGAGGGTTATAATTTAAAATCTTGACAATTTTATTCACATTCTCATATATTGTTGCTTCTGTGAAAACACTCTCAGATGATGTTCGGTTTAAATAGAACATCAGCACATGATAACTGTACGCTATAACATCTATAAATGATGATAGATTACTTCCTTCGTAAATTTGATCTGTAAACGAACCTTGTTTATTTAACCTGTCAATTATTAAGGATTTGAGGCTTTGTGCATCAAAGGTTGTATATGCCGTTTCCGGCAGGGAATAATCTGTAAATTCTTCACTCATTTTCTGTCAAAAAGTTAAAACCTGGTCCCAGTACAGCCAGATAATTGTTTTTAATATTTAATTGAGGTATCATTAAAGCAAGTTTTATATTATACTGATTTAATTTATAGTTTGCTACCACTGTTACATTATTTACAACAACTCTAGGTTCAAACTTCTCGATTCCCTCAACAATCGCCTCTCCGATTTCTCTAGATGTTATTTCTGTCATTGGTTCGAATAACCATTGTAATAAATTTACACCAAACGTTGGATTTAGCACCTTTTCTCCAGGTGTTGTTAAAAATATATTTCTAATACTGTTTAATATAGCACCTTCATCTACATCCGCGCGGAGATCCGTCTGTGTGACTTTAGCATATAGTGAATTGACTTCAGGTAATGCATTTTCCTGTAAATCCAAGTGTACATCCTTATAAACAGTGCGCTCTGTTGATGGTACACTTTTTGATGCGACGTTGTTGATATAAATTGCCATGCTTAATTATTTATTAAGTAAACTTAAATACCACCTGGGAAATGACCAATAGCTTAATAAATAATTACGATGAATAGCAAATTCGATACATTATTTGAGAGTAACTTCTCTAGATTTCAGGGTGGAGGGTTTTTGACAGGAGATGTAATTAAATTGAAAGATGGTTGGGAGTCCGATGAATGGACATCAAATGCACCTGCCCAAGTTGTCGATAAGCTCAAAGAAATAGCAGGTTCCGACCTAGTCCTCAGGGTGAGTAGTGTAAAGGCGATTAGACCTGCTGTTAACTCAAGTGTCGATCAAGCTGCCGGGGTAGACGATTTTCATATTGATATAACTCAAGAATTAGCTCCCGGGCGGTTCTCTGGAGTGTTTTTAACAGTACCTCAACAAATTATTGAACTTGATGGTCCAAATGATACTCTACCGGGTGTACCTGATTCTGTCAAACGTGAAGAAAATGTCGACGTTAAACCAAGAGAACTTACTGGTGATGATGTAACTACTGAAGGTGATGATTTTATAGATCCTAAAAAGCAGACAGGTACTGACGATAAAACTAATCGGACTATGACTGATAGTGATATCAAACAACCAGGTGCTACTGCTGCTCAATCATACACTGGTAGATATATGTCTTAATTGTTTGTCAATTCTAACAAACAAGCATAAAAATTTATTTCCGGGTCCACAACAAACGCAGACCTGTAAATGTGCTCAGAGACGATTATCATATGATTTGCTTTCTTGGTTTCATTTGTTACGTTCTCATAGATGTAGTTAAATAATCCTCTTAGCAGTTCTGTATAATCGCTATTGAAAACATGTTCATTTTCAATCACCTTTTTACGTGCCTTTAATGTCAATTTTTGCTCAACAATTTTATAAATCGATGCAATGAATTGGTCTTTAACTCTTGTTAAGTTATCAAATGATAATTCATTACCTATTACATTTTTTTGAATCTCGTTGATACATTTCCTCAAATCAGGAAAACATGCTTTTACAAACTTTTCTAGTTGATCCTCATTGGATGTAAATTCTATTTGCTCTGCAACTAATATTTTCTTTATCTGCTCTATACATAACTCGATAGGAGGTGTTAGATCAAAAGACTGGCATCTACTTTGTAGCGGATCAATGATTCTATGTTTATAATTCGCTGTCAGAATGAATCTTGTTAGCTCTGCATGCTCTTCCATTGTGTTTCTTAACGCGCGCTGAGCTTCTTGACTTAAACCATCAGTTTCATCTAAAATCACACACTTCAGACTACCATCAAAACTTTTCGTTCTAGAAAAGTTTGTCACCTTAGTTCTGATAACGTCTATACCATTTTCATCACTCGCGTTTATGTATAGATATTGACACTCGAGTATTGACTTACAGATTATTTTTGCTAAACTAGTTTTACCAATTCCAGCGGTACCTGCGAAGAGCAAATTCGGTATCGTTCGATCAGACTCAAATTTTTTGAATATTTTTCTGTTACTTTCAGATAGTACTATCTGCTCTAAATTTTTAGGTCGGTATTTTTCAACCCACAAACTGTTGAATATTTCCACTCTCAGTTCTTTTTGTCAGATGAACCAAACCCTTTATCACCTCTAGCAGTTTCAGTGATTTCATCTGTAAATTCAAATGTTGGTTGTAATAATGGATACACTACTAACTGTGCTATTTTGTCACCCGGTTGAATTAGATACCCGTTATCACTAAAATTGTACAGTTTTACTGCTAAGTCTCCTCTATACCCGTTATCAATAACACCCAAATGTGGTTGTAAATTATGTTTGAATCCTAAACCACTTCTAGGCTCTATCCTAATCCAGTATCCAGGTGTAATATCTGCTAGTGTAAGACCTACAGGTACAACTGCAGAGCCACGCTGCATGATACTCGTTCGCTCAACAGCAACGAGATCGAATCCGGAATCACCTGTACCGGGCTCTTTGTTGTTTGCTGTTGGTAAAACAGCATCTGGGTGTGTTTTTATTACCTTAATATTCATCCGTTGAGTAACGAGTCTCCTGGGTTCATCTTCCTTATATTCACCTCAACAGGCATCGAGTTTTTTGAAAGCCATGATAAGAGTTCATTCAACTTGTCGCCTGAGATAACAAACGATCCATGTCCTTGTACATCTACTGTAATCATATATTGATTATATGATATGATGCAGTGAATTTCAACTATTTACGATTAAATAATTTAAATGGATGATGATATACAGGACGATCTAGGTGATTTAGGTGATATTAATTCGCTTGTTGATCAATTAAAACAAAGTACAAAACTAGCTAAACAAATGCCTAAGAAAGAGTTTAGTTTAGATAAGAAAGATCTAGAACAGTTCATATTAAATAACACCGGGAAGCTCATAAAGGATAGTATGGATACAATTGATAGTATCAAAGACTTTATTGTTAGTGCTCCGGAGCCAGAGGATGTACATTCACTAGCAGAGCTCTACAAGGCAAGTACCAGTGCAATTGAAGCCTTGAACAAGATACTATTACAACAACAAAAATCTGAAACTCAAGTGGCAATCAAAACAATGGATATCCAATCCAAAGCCGCTATGCTAGAGCAAAAATCTGATAAGATTAGTTTCACTCGAGAGGAAATAATGGACAAGCTCGTAAACGATGGTACTATACTCGAGATTGAAGATGCTGATACCGATGAAAATTAACTATTTACTGATAGTCTAGCATCATTTGTACTAGACGTGTTAAATCTACTTGACCGGCCATATGTTGTGATCACTCCAGCGTTTACTGGTAGATCAAATGATTTTATTTTGTTCTTGAACAGATCTACAGATGTGGTGAATTTTTCAACCTTCATTAGTATTTGTTTTGGTTTGTTCACAACCATATAGTTTTCTCTATCACTCAACAAATCTAGTACGTCATAAAGGCCTTTTAGGTGCTCTTGTATGACTGTTTGGATGGTCTCCATAAAGTTGGTTATCCTGACCGGGTGTAGAAAGTCGTTAACTAGATTATTACCATGCGGTTGATTAGAGAATGTTGGCATTATACCAGTTATCAATTCATCCTTACTAGGATCTTCCATGAGCATGGAAATATTTCTCCGGAAAACTGTGTTTGTTTTGTTTGATAATTGTTCCGCTAGAGCTAGTGATTCTGGTTGCATACAATATTT